ACCGGGTGCTGCATCAGATGTACGTCGAGCTGGGGGCGTTCGGCACAGCCTGCGCGGTGATCCTGCCGGACTACGATAACGTGATCCATATGTTCCCGCTAACGGTCGGGGAATACTGCCTGGCGACCAACCACAAAGGGCAGATCGACACCGTTTACCGCGAGATGCAACTCACGGTCGGCCAGATGGTTGACCATTTCGGCTACAAGAACGTGAGCCTGTCCACGCAGCAACTCTACGACCGGGGCAACTACGATCAATGGGTCGTGTGCCAGCAGGCGGTGGAGCCACGCAAGAACCGCGACGTGACCAAACGCGACGCGCTCAACATGCGGTGGAAAAGTTGCTACTACGAGGTGGGCGGGGGTTCCGACCCGGAAAAGATGCTCGGGGAGGGCGGCTTCAAACACTTCCCCGCGCTGGCCGCACGCTGGAACGTGACGGGTAACGACGTGTACGGCACGGGGCCGGGGCACGACGCGCTCCCGGATATACGCCAGTTGCAGCATGAACAATTGCGCAAAGCGCAAGCGATTGACTACCAGACCAACCCGCCGTTGCAGGTGCCTGCCAGCTTGAAAGAAGCGGGCATCAACCGGCTGCCGGGTGGGGTGCAATACGTCGATGCCGTCGGCGCAGAAAACGCGGTGCGCACCATGTTCGACGTGCGCCTCGATCTGACCGCCTTGCGCGAGTCGATCATTGACACCCGCGAACGGATTAAAGGGCATTTTTACGAAGACCTGTTTTTGATGCTGGCGAACGACACGCGCTCGGGGATTACCGCGACCGAAGTGGCCGAGCGTCACGAGGAAAAGTTGCTCATGCTTGGCCCGGTGCTGGAGCGCTTGCACAACGAATTGCTAGACCCGCTGATCGACGCGACGTTCGACCGGCTGATGGACGCGGGCGTGTTGCCCCCGCCACCGCCTGAGCTACGGGGGTCGGAGGTCAAGGTCGAGTATGTGTCGATGCTCGCGCAGGCGCAGCGCGCGGTAGGGCTTGCGTCCTACGACCGCGCTATCGCCACCGTGGGCGCTATCGCCGGGGCGAAGCAAGACCCGACGGTATGGGACAAGCTCGACACGGACAAGATCATCGACGAGTACACCGACGCCCTGGGCGTGCCGCCGCGCATCGTGCGCAGCCCCGACGAGGTTGCACAGATACGCGCCCAGCGCGAACAGCAACAGCAGGCGGCGCAGGCAATGGCCGCGGCGCAACAGATGGCCGACACCGCCGCCTCTGCGAGCCAAATAGACGCTGCCAGGGTTCAAGACGCGATTGGAATGTTCAGCGGCTACGGTAGCCCGACGCCAGTTGAGGCGGGGGCTTTGTAGCGTTTAATACAATGAAAGGGTTTCACCATGCCATTATCAACTGACCTCTACCGCAATGACCGCAGCATTTTGCCGATCATGTCGATCAAAGCGGTTACGCCTTCCGACTCTGTTGACCTGCCCGACGGCGCTTGCCGGGGGTTGATTGTCAACGGCACAGGCAATCTGTCGTTCATCACGGCCAACGGCGAAACGGTAACGCTGACGATAGGCACGTCCTGGTTCGGCGTTCAGAACATCAGCGCCCGCCGCATTCTTGCTACCGGCACCACGGCGACCGGGATTTTTGCTTGCTACTAAGGAGATTGACATGGCCGCGATAAGCCGGATGTTTTCCAACGATTTACTCGCCGACACCAACGGCGTGCCTATTGGCGTCCTCGGCCTCGACGGGCGCGAGTATTTGTTCCCGGCGCTGACGTTAAACGCCACCGCAGCAACCACGTTCCGGTTTCTAGTCGTCAACTAAGGAGTTTCACCATGCCTAACCAAGTATTCGATCAGCGGTTTTATACCGTAGATAACCAGCGCCGCAGCGAGTTGAGCGGCGTCGCCGTAACGCCCAACGATTCAACCGATCTGCCCAACGGCACCACCGCTGCCATTTTTGTCACGGGCGCGGGCAACATATCCCTCGACGTTGAAACCGTCAGCACAACCACGGGCGCGCTAACTCCGATCACGGTGACGCTAACCGGCGTCCCGGCCAACACGCGCATCGGTATCCGCGCGTCGCGCATTCGGGCGACTAACACGACGGCGACCGGCATTTTTGCGCTGCATGTTGCCAGCAACCTGTAACCGTGCGGATAAGTCAGAAAATGCAAATAGCATTGCGGTCAAATGGCTCAACAACTGAATTACGAAGATACAGACGAACAAAGCGAAGCGCACCGGCAAAAGGCCGAGAACGCGCGCAAGACGTTTGTTGAGGATGTCAAGTGGTTGATGAGCAGTCCGCGAGGGCGTCGCCTGGTGTGGTGGCTGTTGAGCAAAAGCGGGATCAACCGCACGAGCTTCAACAACTCGGGGAGCGTGATGGCTTTTAACGAAGGGCAGCGCAACATAGGACTGATGCTGCAAGGCGAAGTCCTGGAGGCCAGCCCGGATGCTTTTATGACGATGCTTGAAGAGCAGAGGAAACGATGACTACGGAAAACGCGAACATCACCGACGGCGGTACAACCAACCCCGCCAGCGGTGCCACCGCCAACGGTGAGGCACAGGCCACACCCACGACACTGATTCAGGGCAACGCTGCCCCCGAAGGGAACCAGGGCGTCACACCCCCGGCTACCGAAGGGAAGCAGGACTCGACGGATAACAGCGCCAAGGGCGATGCGCCCGTGGTGCCGGAGTCTTACGAGTTCAAGATGCCCGAAGGCGTTGAACTCGACAAGGCGGCAGCCGACGATTTCAGCGTTATTGCCAAGGAACTGAAACTATCGCAAGCGGACGCTCAACGCATCGCGGACGTTGCAGTCAAGATGCAACAAAAGCAAGCCGAGACGCACGCAAGCATGGTGAAAGGTTGGGCTGAAAGCTGCAAGACGGACAAGGAGTTTGGGGGCGATAACCTCCAGCAAAACCTGTCGGTTGCGCGCAAGGCCATTGACACCTTTGGCTCACCTGAGCTGAAAGCATTGCTGAATAGCAGCGGGCTGGGCAACCACCCCGAAGTTGTGCGGTTTGCTTTCAAAGCTGGCAAGGCGATCTCGGAGGACACCTTCGTGCAGTCGGGTTCTCGAACACCGACCCCGGACGCTTCCCTAGAGAAACGACTTTATCCCAACATGAACTAAAGGAACCTTACTATGGCACTTCTTAACGCTGGTCAACTGACCCTGGCTGATTGGGCGAAACGTACCGACCCGGACGGCCAAGTCCCCGCTGTCGCTGAGTTGCTTTCGCAAACCAACGAAATTCTTGAGGACGCTGTTTTCCAAGAGGGCAACCTGCCCACCGGACACCGCGTTGTAATCCGCACCGGCTTGCCAATCGTCTATTGGCGCTCGATCAACCAGGGCGTGCCGGTCAGCAAAGCGACTACCGCACAGGTGGACGAGAACTGCGGCATCCTGGAAGCGCGTTCGCACATCGACGTGGAACTGGCAAAACTGAACGGCAACACCGCCGCGTTCCGTTTGTCCGAGGACACGGCCTTCCTGGAAGCCATGAACCAAGCGCAAGCGCAAACCATGTTCTACGGCAACCCGGCCACTGACCCGCGCCAGTACCTCGGTTTGGCCGCACGTTACGGCACGATCTCCGGCGCTGGTAACGCGCAAAGCATTATCGACGCAGGCGGCACCAGTACCAACAACACCTCGATTTACCTGGTGGTGTGGGGGCCGCAGACCGTATTCTGCCCCTTCCCGAAAGGATCGCAGGCTGGCCTGATGCACAAAGACCTGGGCGAAGAGTCGGTGCCGGATAGCGCCAACAACTTCTACCAAGCGCTGCGCACCTTGTACCAGTGGAAGAACGGGCTGGTCGTCAAAGACTGGCGCTATGTCGTGCGCATTTGCAACATCAACACCGCCAACTTGGTCAACGAAGTTGCCGCCGCCGACTTGGTTAAATTGATGAGCCGCGCGCTTGATCGTATTCCTAACCTGTCGATGGGACGCGCTGCGTTTTACATGAACCGCACCGTGTACTCGATGCTGCGCGTGCAAGCACTGAACAAGAGCCAGAACGCGATCAACATATCCGACTCGCTGACTCAATTCGGCACCCCGGCTAAATGGGCGACCTTTCAGGGCGTTCCGCTGCGCAAGGTTGACCAGTTGTTGAACACCGAAGCGCGTGTCGTTTAATCGCCATCAACACCGAAACGAAAGGATAGCAAAATGGCTTATGTAGATAGAAACCTAACGGTGTCCGGCGTTTTGTCCGGCACCACCTGGACGGGGCAATCCATTGTTGGTACCGGCAACATCGTATCAACCGACTCGATTGACCTGAGCCAGCAACGCGACATCGGCGCGGGTAGCGAGTACCCGACATTGCACGCCATCATCGGCACGGCGGTAGCGGGCGGCACCTCGGTGGAAATTCAAGTGATTACCGCCGACAACGACGCGCTAACGACTAACCCGACGGTCGTGGGTAGCTCCGGCGTGGTTCCGGTGGCGCAACTGACCGCCGGTGCGCGGTTTGCCGTGTTTATCAACCCGCAACTGATGGGCCGTACCGCTCGCCGTTTCCTCGGCGCGCGTTATGTCGTCACCGGCACCAACACCACCGGGACGGTAGTGTCGCACTTCGGCCTGGATGTTCAGGACGGCCAGCGCTTCTACGCTTCCGGCTTTGCTGTTGCCTGATCTTAGGAGCTAAACATGGCACGCTATAAAGTCTTAGAAATGTCTTTCGTCGGCAACCGTCTGGCGCAAGAGGGTGAGATCGTGGAGATTGATGACAGCGAGGTGACTCCCGGAGCCAACCTTGCCAAAGTCGATCAAGACGACGAACCCGAGGCGACCCGCCCCGCTCGCAAGGGCAAGAAGGGAACAGACGAAAGCGGCGCTGACTTGGCCTGATTTTTTTTAGGTTTGGCGTCACCAGAAAAAGGCCAGGGGAAACTCTGGCTTTTTTCGTAAACGGGAGTGATCTATGGCGTCCGCAGTGGATATTTGCAATCTTGCGCTTGCGCACCTCGGAAACCGAGCGCAGGTGGTGGCGATTGATCCGGTCGATGGTTCAGTCGAAGCGGATTACTGCGCGCGGTTTTACCCGATAGCGCGGGACGAGATTCTTGAATTGGGCGACTGGTCGTTCGCCCGTAGCCGCGAGGAACTGGCGCAACTGTCAGTCAACCCGAGCAACCTTTGGTCTTACGCTTACAGCCTGCCCTCCGACTGCCTGGTGCCACGACGCATCATCACCGGCAACGCGGCGCTGTACGAGGACGACAGCGCGGATTTTGAGGTCGAGGGTTCTACGCTACTCACCAACAAAGAAACCGCGACCCTTATCTACACCCGCCCGGTTACAGACCCCACCAAGTTTTCGACCAGCTTTGTCGTTGCGGTGTCTTACAAACTCGCCGCCTACCTGACCGGCCCCGTGCTGCGCGGTGAAACGGGCGCGACCACGGCGGCGAAAATGCACCAGGTCGCGGCGACAAAAGTAGCCGAGGCAATGGCGATTGATAGCGCCCGGTCAGGCAGATCAGGCGAATACGTGCCGTCTATGGTGTCTGCCCGCGACGGTACAGCGTCCGCGACTGCCTGGGGCGATAACCCCGTTATTTATCCTCCGAGCGGCTATGCCATCAGTTAAAGAACTTTCACGATCCTTTGCCGGTGGCGAGATCACGCCCGAAATGTACGGGCGCCTGGATAACGTCAAATTCCAAACCGGACTGGCGCTATGTCGCAACGCGATAGTGTTACCGCACGGCCCGGTGACAAAACGGCCAGGGTTTGCTTTCGTCAATTCGGTGTTGTCTTCTACGCCATACGTGCGGGTTATTCCGTTTTCGTTTAGCGCAACGCAAACGATGGTGCTGGAGTTCGGGCCGGGGTACATCCGATTCCATACGCAAGGCTCGACCCTTCTTGAAACCGGGAAAAACATTACCGGGATTACGCAAGCCACTCCCGGCGTTATCACATCCAACGCCCACGGATTCTCTAATGGTGACTGGGTGTTTATTTCCGGCGTCGGGGGCATGACGCAAATCAACGGGCGTTACTACCGAGTAGAAAACGCCACGGCAAACACCTTTACCCTCTCCTACACGGTCTCGACGGGGGCGCTCGACACCTCCGGCTTTTCCGCGTACACCAGTGGCGGCACGGCGGCACGGGTTTACACCCTAGCCTCACCTTACGCTGGCACTGATATTTTTGATCTTGACTACACGCAAAGCGCTGACGTTCTTACCATTACCCACCCGAGCTATGCGGTTCGAGAATTAAAACGCCTCGGCGCGGCCAACTGGACGCTGACCGCACCCGCTTTGGGCGCGTCCCCAACCGTACCGACAGGCGTTACCGCGACCGCCGCGCCCTCGAGCGGTACGACAAAAAACTTTTTTTACAGGGTAACGCTTGTCACACCGGACGGGTACGAAGAGTCGCTCCCGTCGGCGTTTGCTACTTGCGCCAACGATCTGACTGTTTTGGGCAACCAGAACACGGTCGCATGGCCTGCGGTCGCTGGCGCGGGGACGTATCGGGTGTACAAAGCGGTCGGCACGTCCGGGAGACTTTACGGGTACATCGGCGAAACGAGCGGGTTAAGTTTTGTTGACGATAACATCACGCCGGATTATTCAAGAAACCCAGCGGCGCAAACGCTGCGCCTCGATACTTCCGGCAACTACCCCGCGACGGTTGCGTACTACGAACAGCGGCGCTTTTTCGCGGGTTCGTCCAATTTTCCGCAGACTATCTACGGGTCGAAAAGCGCCACGGATTACAACTTTAACTCTTCGCTCCCTTCTAACGCTGCGGACGCGCTGGCTTTTACCATCAAAGCGCAGCAGCAAAACGCGGTCAGGCATCTGGTTCCCTTAAACGATCTGGTCGCGCTGACGGTCGGCGGTGCGTGGAAAGTAAGCTCGACCAACAATCAAGCGCTATCCCCGGCCAC